TAATCAAGCTTTAGCATTCTTTGAAGAAAATAAATCCGTATTTAGACCACTAGCAAAATCTGATGCAGAGGTAAATGTATTTGCAGAAAACTTAAACAAGCTAGATGCAGAGATAGATGAAATAATTAACAGATATATAGAAACAAGAGAGATATCTGACCAAAGCGTAGCAAGACTTAAAAACGATTTAATAGATAACATTGACAACATGATTAATGATTTAATTCAAATGGATGTAAGCACTTACGATGGCTTGTTTCCTGATTTGCCATTTAAGAAAAGAGAAGAATGGGCAGATGCATTAATTAAAAAAGATTTATTCGAGCTGGCATACAGAAAATTTGTCTTGAAAGAAGAGAATGTACCAGATTATTACGCAGTTACACCTGATAAATTTGTCATTGACAGATATAATTTTAAGGGTGACTCATCTACACCAATGGATGTAAGAGCAGCGGATAAGAAAAGACAAATAGATATTTTCTCAGGAAGAGGTGAGTTTGTGGGTTCTGAATACAAGGGTATTGGTATGTCAGAGTTTTATGGTGGGCCAGACGCAGTAACACCAGACGGTAAACACTACACATCCACAATAGAAAAAATATTAAAATCACAAGCAAAATCTAATAACTCAGAATTTTTAATTTTAAACGTTCAGACCAAGGCAGGAGCTACAGATGTATTTAGAATTACTGATCAAAATGGTAACATGGTAGCGACTCTATCCAATAGAAACCAAGCTGAAACATTAATAAATAATAACCCAAATTATAGAATGGAGAGAATATCTGTACCTACTGATAAAAATACAACACCATCTTTTGCTATCAAAATTACAGAAGAAATGCTAGAACCATATAAAACCCACAAAGCCAAGGGTGGACTTGTTGAGATGATTGATATATTTGAGGTAGCTTAATGGTTGAAAGAAGAATTACAGGTGAGCCAACTGGTGAAGTAATTACAGAATCTATAACTGTAGAGACACCAGATGAACTTGCAATTGAGAATGTTGAAATGACTGAGGATGGCGGTGCCATCATTAATCCTATTGAAGTAGCACCCGAGAACAAATTTGATGCTAATCTTGCAGAATTTTTAGACGATGAAGCATTACAAGATTTATCTTCAGATCTTATGCAGGAATATAAGGATGATAAATCATCTAGAGATGAATGGTATGACGCCTATTCAAAAGGCTTGAAACTACTTGGTTTTACATACGAAGATAGATCGCAACCATTTCAAGGTGCTAGTGGTGTTACACATCCACTTTTAGCAGAAACAGTTACACAGTTTCAAGCACAAGCTTATAAAGAATTATTACCAGCAAATGGTCCAGTAAGAACGCAAATCATTGGAGCTTCTAATCCACAAAAAGAAGAACAAGCACAACGTGTTCAAGAATTTATGAATTATCAAATAATGCATGTCATGGAAGATTTTGATCCAGACCTTGACCAAATGTTATTTTATCTACCTTTGTCAGGTTCAGCATTTAAGAAAATTTATTTCGATACAACACTTAACAGAGCTGTTTCAAAGTTTGTTCCCAGTGAAGATTTGATTGTGCCATATAGCGCTACTGATCTCGCTACAGCTGAAAGAGTTACTCATGTTATTAAAAGAACGGAGAATGAAGTTCGTAAAATGCAAGTCATGGGCATTTATCAAGATGTCGATTTACAATTTAAAGATGAGGCATCCAACAGTAGCATACAAGAAGCAGTAAATAAAATTGATGGGGTGAGACCCACAGGGTCATCATACAAAAATGATGTTTACACTTTACTTGAAATGCACTGTGATCTTGACATACCAGGTTACGAAAACGATGACGGAATTAAATTACCTTACATTGTAACAATTGATGAGGGTTCACAAAAAGTTTTATCTATCTACAGAAACTACGAAGAAGGTGATACACTATACAAAAAGAAACAATATTTTGTTCATTACAAATTTTTACCAGGACTAGGATTCTACGGCTTTGGTTTAATACATATGCTAGGTGGTTTATCTAGAACTGCAACATCTGCACTGAGACAATTAATAGATGCAGGTACTTTATCAAACTTACCAGCAGGATTTAAAGCAAGGGGTTTACGTATTAGAGACGATGACAACCCTTTACAGCCAGGTGAATTTAGAGATGTAGATGCACCAAGCGGTGATTTAAGACAAGGTTTACTACCCTTACCTTACAAAGAACCAAGCGCTACTTTATTTCAATTATTAGGCTTTGTCGTACAATCGGGACAAAGATTTGCTACCATTGCTGATCAAAAGATTGGTGATTCAGTTGCAGCTAATGCACCTGTTGGAACTACAATGGCATTAATTGAGCGTGGTTCTAGAGTCATGAGCGCAATACATAAAAGATTACACTACTCGCAAAAGACAGAATTTAATCTATTAGCAAAAGTATTTAAGGATTTTTATCCACAGGTATATCCTTACGATGTTGGCAAAAATTCTGCTGCTGTTTTTAAAGCTCAAGACTTTGATGAAAGAGTTGACATCATGCCAGTATCAGATCCAAACATCTTCTCTATGTCACAAAGAGTTACCTTGGCACAGACACAATTACAAATGGCACAATCAGATCCTAATCAACACAATTTGTATGAAGCATACAAAAGAATGTATCAAGCACTAGGTGTAAAAGACATTGATGCTATACTTCCAGTGCCAAAACCAGATGCACCAAAGGATCCTGGCATAGAAAATTCTGATGCTTTACTTGGAAAAAAACTTGTTCCGTTTAGAGGACAAGCACATCAACAACATATTGAGGCACATAGAATATTTATGTCATCAATGTTAGTCAGAGCAAACCCTCAAGCTACTACTTTACTACAGGCTCACGTTATGGAGCATATATCTTTACTAGCTAGAGAAGAAGTTGAGGCACAAAATCAACAGATAATTGAACAAGAAGCTCAAAGATATGGCGGTCAGTTACCTCCAGAGCTACAACAGCAGTTTCAGCAACAGCTTGAGATACAAGTTGCGGATAGAATTAGTGATTTAATTGGAGAAATGTTTGTTGAAGAGCAGGAAGCAATGGCAGGACAAGGACAAGATCCATTAATTGGGCTAAAACAGCAAGAATTACAGCTAAAAGCACAAGATATTCAACGAAAAGCTGAAAATGATAGCCAAAAATTGGAACTTGACGCTGCAAAACTTGAACAACAAGCTAAATTAGCGCAAGATAAGATAGATTCTAACGAAGATATTGCACAATTACGTGCAAATGTTAATTTAGACAAACAAAAACAGTAAAATATGATTAATGCACAAGAAAAACTTGCTGATTACTTTGACAAACTAATGTTATTAGCAAAAAACAGTAGTAAAAGCTCTGAAGATAGTATACTTTTAGCAGGAGCTATGATGGCTGTATCACGAGTTTTGTTTTATGACCATTTAAGCGAAAAAGAAGCTCAAACTTTGTCAGATCAGGGCGGTCTTGATTTGATTGAACTTGTAAAACCGACGATACATTAATGAATTTTAAAAAAACAAAAGTAGAGGTAGTGAAACAAAAAAATCCTTTTCCTTCTATGAAAGTTTCTTCTGATGCAGCGATTGTTTACTCACCTTTTGTTGTAAAACAAAATAAAGGTGCAGGCCCAAAAGGGCAGACTAGCAATGCACAAATCAAAAAAGTTGCTTTCAAAGGCGTAAAGTAATAAAACCCATCTAACAAAGGAGGTTTGTATGAAACTAGTACAAGATCTATGGGCACACTTAAAAGAGTGGTCCGATTGGAGCATGAAAGATTGGATTAAAGCTGCAATCGTAGCGATAATCGTAATTATTATTATAGGAGCAATCTAGAATTTATGTGGCAATTACTTGCTAAACCTTTACTTGGCGTCGTCGCAGATGGCGTCAAGGGTTTTGTAGAAACAAAGAAAGCAAAACAAGAATTAAAATTAACATCCATAAAAGCAACTCAAAAACTTAAAGAGGACCAGATTGCTGGTAAAGTTGCATGGGAGCAAAGTGCAGTTGACCAAATGAAAGGGAGCTGGAAAGATGAGGTAGCATTAATTGTCCTACTACTTCCAGCAGTTTTAGTATTCACGCCCTTACAAGAACATGTTCATCAAGGGTTTATCGCCTTGCAAGACCTACCGTCGTATTATCATAATTTGTTATATATTGCGATTTCAGCAAGCTTTGGCATCAAGGCAGGATCTAGTGCAATAGGAATGTTTAAAAAGAAATAATGGTAACTAAGTATATTAAGTTTAAGGGATCAATTAAACCGAAGGGACTTACTATGGCTACAGATGCTAAATTAAAACAACTTAAAAATACTGGATTTAGACAGGGTAAAGATTATGAGGTTGTTTCAAAAAAAATTGCATTAGGAAAAGCAAAGGGCGGTTCTGTAAAGAAAAAAGTTAGTAAGGTTATAAAAGGTTTAAAAAAAGCATCAAAAACACATGCAGGACAAGCAAGAACACTAAGTTCGATTAAAAGAAGAATTAAAGTATGAGTTACGAAGAATTATCAAAATCAGTTAAATTAAGTGAAGGTTTTA